TGTCTTTCTGTAGAAAGGCAAAGTAAAGGGGGGTTATAAGGTTGCTAAAACACAACAAAGCGTTTAATATAAAAAAATGAAAAAAGCACCCAAACAAATTATCGGTTTTATGCGTGAACCAAGCACTTGGAACGCAGATGTTTTTGAAACCGCCATCAGGAACGAAGTAGAAAATTCAACTGGTGCATTAACTGCATCGGATGAACTGCTAGTTGGTTCTTTGGTTTTGGTGGTGGAAACTTTGGTACAGGCGCACATTGGATTATTGGAAAATGGCGCGATTTACCACTACAACGCGGGGGATGCACCAAGCCCCTATTACAAGATAAGAACCGAATCAATGGACAAAGCGATAAAGATTCTTGCCGAACTAGCATTAGTGGCAAGGGGTCGCCCAAAGATAAAGAACAAGGCATCCGAAGTAGATGAGTTATTCGCAACTGCTTGAACCCGCTTTTCAATATGCTAGGGGTGTAACCCTTGGCGACATAACCGCTTGCGAAGATGTAAGGTTAGCCGCCCAACGATTCCTAGATATGGTGGAACGGCGGGATGCGCCTTATGAATTCGTACCCGAAAAAGCCGAACACATTTTAAAGTTTGCCAAGTTTTGCCGCCATGTCAAAGGTGCGGAAGCGGGCAAGCCTATCCAACTGCAACCGTTTCAGATTTTGTTTCTTGCCGCTATTTATGGGTTTAGGGATAGAAAAGATAAAACGATTCGTTGGGTAACAGATGTAATTTTGTTTGTGCCGCGTAAATCAGGCAAGACAACTTTAGCGTCAATCATTGCACTTTACGAATTACAGTTTGGGGATGCGGGCGCAGAGGTGTTTACCTTGGCGACCAACAGGGAACAGGCATCAATTTGCTTTGATTCATCTAAAGCCATCATTGAAAATATGGTGCATGAGTTTCAGCAAAAGTTTGTTGTTTACCGAAGCGAACTAAAGAAGGCGGGCGATTCCACTTCTACTTACCGTGCGCTATCCCGTGATAACAGGAAAACAGGCGATGGTAAAAACCCATCGTGCGCGATGATTGATGAAGCCGCGCAGATTACAGAACGGTCATCTATTGAAGTTTTACATTCGGGTATGGGGGCGCGAAAGAACCCTTTGCGTATGTATTTAACTACGGCATCGTTTACCCGCGAAACTAAGTTCTTTGAAGATTTAAACCACTTACGCACGGTGTTACGCGGCACGGCAGAAGATAACTACCGATGGTTTGGTTTACTGTATTCCATCGATGCGGGTGATGAATGGTCAAACGAAGAAACTTGGGCTAAAGCCAACCCTATGCTTGGCATATCGGTTACGACAGAACACATTAGGCACATGGCGCACGAAGCGCAATCTAAGCCCGCAAGCCTTAACGAATTTCTTTGTAAGCAACTGAACATCTATGTAAGCGCAAATAGCGCGTGGGTCGATAGAAGGTATTGGGATGATTCAGTTTGCCCTATGCCCGAAGATAAACCCGAATCAACTTTTATTGCGTTTGACTTGGCATATTCCCGTGACTTAAACGCCGTATGCACTTTGCACCGATATTCGGAAGAAAAGTTCTTTGCAGAATTTCAATTTTTCTTACCCGAAGAAAGTTTAGACCTAATCCCAAATCACTATAAATCAATCTTTCAGCAAGCCCATGCAAGTGGCATATTGCGGCTTACGCAAGGCAATGTAACCGACCTTAACGAAGTGGAAACCTACATTAAACAACAATGTATTAAGCACAATGTTAAAGAAATTGGTTACGACCCGTACAACGCCGCGTCATTGGTTGCTAATTTGTATTCCGAGGGTTTACCCGTAAAGAAGGTTGGGCAGGGTATGGCGGTTCTATCTAACCCGTCTAAAACCGCTGAACAATTGATTCTGAAAAAAGGCATCATGCACGATGGCAACCCGTTTGTTGGTTGGCAACTGGCAAACGCGGAGGTTTACACGGATGTAAACGGAAATGTCAAAGTTCGTAAGAATGAAGCCGATACATCCGCAAAAGTTGACGGAATTATTGCAATGATTATGGCTTTGCATTGCCATCTAGACAATGTTTTTATTTCTGATACATTTGGATTTAGAAGTTTTGAATGGTAAACCATCAAGAAATTGGGTAAAAACATGGCTATTTTCGACATTTTCAAGCGCAATAAAGACCAAAAAAACGAATCTAATACGCTATTTGGGCAATCTGCGTTAGGTAATAACATCGTTTATCAAGGCGATAATAAGAACCCTAATGTCAATACTCAGATTCTTTATGTAACCACAGGCGCGACCAATAACGCGGGTCGCCCCGTGGATATGTCATTGCTTACGCGCAATAGCACAATCATGGCTTGCGTTGCCGCAAAAGCCCGCGCCCTATCCCAATTGCCTATTCGCGTGGTTAGCCAATCAGAAGATGGTACTTATGTCGATGCCATCAAATCGCCGCTAGTTGGCGCACGGGATAAGGCTAAAGCCAAGCAAGTAGCAAACCTTTTGGCGCAACCTAACCAATTCCAAAGTACCTACGAATTTTGGTATCAATGGCTAATGTGGTACGAACTTGCGGGCGAAGCATTTACCCTTTGGTGGAGAAAAGACCAAGAAAGCACAACGGAAACCCCGTTAGAAATGTACTTGCTTGATTCAACTTTGATTGCCGTAACAATCACCCCTGCGCGTTACCCATCGTATCGTTTAAGTACGCCCGCCTACGGTTTTAACCGTGATAAACCGCTGAACTTTAACCAAGTGATGCACATTAAGGAAATGAACTGGCAAGGTTCTGCGGGTTTTAACAAAGGCATTTTGGCGGCAGAACTGGTATCACTTGACCAAGATATTGACCTTTACGCAAACTACATCATGCAGAACGGCGCAAAGCCAAGCGGGATGTTTACTACCGAAAGTGTTATTCCTGATGGCAAATACAAAGAAATTGCCGCCCGCTTGAAAGAAGCATGGTCGGCAATGGTTTCTAGCCGCCCAAGCGACCCAAGTAAGGCGGGTCAGGGTATGTTGCTAGACCAAGGCATGAAGTACACCCCGTTAGATATGTTGACCCTGCAAGATACCGATGCGGCTAAGTTAAAAGAACAAACCATGAAACGAATTTGCGGTTTGTTTGGCGTTCCCGCGGCAATGATTGGTATCGGGGATTCCAAGTACAACAATACCCAAACAATGATGGATGAATTCTATAAATCCACAATGTACCCAACTTTAATTAACATTCAGCAGAAATTAAAACAACATTTGTTTGTTGGCTACCCTAATTTGTGCATTGAATTTGATACGCGCAATTTCTTAAAAGGCGCACCGTTAGACCAAATGAATTTTGCTACCGCAGGTGTTTCAAACGGGATAATGACCCCCAACGAAGCGCGTGAATACTTGGGGATGCCCAATATTGACGGGGCAAACGAATTGATTGATAAAGGTGGGAAAGATAAACCGATTGTAGGAACATCCCCGCAAGATACGGGCGGGGGCGGTGGAAACCAAACCCGAAAAATGAATATCGGCAAGTGAAAATAAATTGTCCACTATTTTTAAATTAGTGATAGCATCCTTGGCAACATATAAGCCAAATACAGAACCGCCCCCCAAAAGAGGGCGACCCCCTAAAACAATATATGACATCGACCGAACTAAAATCGATGAGGTAATCTATGACCGTAAAAAACCTGATGATGGTTTGCGAAGCCAAATTAGTTTTGGAAAAGCAAGGCGCAACGACAGGAAAAATTGAAGCAACCGTAACTACTTGGGGTGCGCGTGAAGGCGCAGATGGTAGGCGGTTTAATTATCAGCCTGAAGGGTTTATGAAATGGGCAGAAGATTTTTCTGCATCAGGTCGCCCACTACCCATGTTTGTAAATCACGATGCGGATGCAATCCCCGTTGGTCAATGGGATGCGTTTGAGTTTGACGATACAGGAATGAAAGCCGAAGGGCGTTTGTTTGTCAATACTACGATGGGTTCTGACCTTTACAAAGTAATGCAAGAAAGCCCCGCTATGTTTGGCGGCGTTTCCGTTGGCGCATACGCCGAAGAATATCAAATGGTCAATTCTGAAGGCGAACCCGACCAATCTGATGAAGCATATTTCCAAATCACTAAAGGCGGCTTACGCGAAGTATCCGTAGTGATGTATCCCAACAACCCACAAGCAGAAGTTAGCAGATTGGAATATTTCCGACCTGATGGTTCTGCGGATTTAAAAGTTTTAGAACAAGCCTTGCGTGAAGTTGGGCTATCTAAAAAGGATGCGGTAGCCGCCGCATCTACATTCAAAAAGGTGTTGGAATTGCGTGATGTAAAACCCGCACTTATTGAAATTGCGCCTATTCTGAGTGAATCAGATGCGGAGGCTACCGAAGCGGAAATTCTCGCGGCTTTAGAAACCCGTGAACTTCTTAAAATTCTTGATACCAAAATTAAAGGTTAAATCATGTCACAAGCAATTATTGAAAAACTGGATGCTATTGAAGCCAAGCAAAGCGAAAGCATTGCCGCAGTAGAAGCAAAAATTCCCGCCGCTGTTGAGGCAATTAAAAACGAAATGCAAGAAACCATTGCCGCTTTGGAAGCCAAAGTAGCATCGATTCAAGCACCCGCAATCGTCAAGCCCGCTACAACCGTGCGTGGTGATGTAAACCGTTCTGTTAAAGAACAACTTTCTACTTTCTACAAAGGTAACAACCGTGTAGAAAAAGAACTGCAAATTTTTGCTGACGAATCACAAATGCAAGCGTATTTAAAAGAGGCATCAGCATTGACCGCAGGCGGCGATGGCAAAGGTGGTCGCACCGCCTATGACCCCGTGTTTGCCGCTTTGCGTTTGGCTAATCCCTTGCGCGGCGTGTCACGCACAGTAGCAACCGATGGTTCTTCATATCAATTTCGTGTCAAAACTGGTAATGCGGGCGCGGCATGGGGCTATGCGATTCAAAACAACGGTGCTGATACAACTGAAAACACAAGCATTTGGCAATTAGTTTTGCAAGACTTGAATGTTCAGTTTCCAATTCGTACCGCGGCATTGGATGACATTGATGGTTTGGAAGCCAATGTTGTTGACGATATGTTGGCCGAGTTTAGTCAGGCCGAAGCCTTATCAATGATTCAAAACAATGACCAAGGTGCAACATCATTGCCATACGGCGGAAGCAACGGTTTGCGTGGCCTTGACCAATACGCAGGTTCTAATGCTACCTATGCAGGTGGTACTTGCTCTACAGCGGCTTTTGGTTCTACTGGTACAGGTTCTTCAAGCGGCTTGCATAGCCTTGCTACTTACGACCAAACAACCACTAACGCGGCAACAGTTGGCGCAAACAACATCACCTATACCGATGTAGTTAACTTTATCTATCAATTGCCACAACAATACTGGACTGCAAACGCTAAGTTTGTGATTAGCCCAATCTTGTTGAACGCAATTCGTGCATTGAAAGACAACAACGGCGCACCTATCTTTAACCGTAACGAAGGTTTGTCGGTTGAAGGCATCGTTGGTCAGTTGATGGGCTTTGATGTTGTCGTTAACAAGTATTGCGATACACCATCACAAACAACAGCAGGTTCAGCAGGTACAAATTCTTTGTATCCAATGTTCTTTGCTGATTGGTCACGTTTCCACACAATCGTTGACCGTTTAAACATGGTTATGCGCCGCTACGACCAGACGGCCCCAGGATTTATAACATTTTTTGGGGAAAAACGCCTTTGCACAAGTGTTCGCGACCCATTCGCAGGTGTTCGTTATCGCTCGACAGGCACAGCGACCTAATCATTGCGTTGCCATTAGCGGGGGGCGAAAATCCCCCGCTTTTTTTAAAAGGAATCACCATGACCGTAACCCAAAAAATCCTATCCGCAATTCAAGAAACTATCCAAACAGGCGAACGCGTATCAATTGATTTGCGCGAAGCATCTGCGCTTACGGGTTCGGGTAATGGCATTGGTGGTCGAACTTATTTTGATGATGCGTTTGCGGCTTTGCGTTTTGCAAATCCCGTTAGACAACTTTCCCGCGTAATTTCCGCATCAGGTTCAAGCGTTCAATTTGTTGCTAAGACAGGTAACGCGGCTAATCAAACAAACCCGTTTGGTTACACATTCACACCTGACAGCGGAACACCAAATACAAATACATCGATTTGGCAATTGCCTACGCGTGTAATCACAGCGCAATTACCAATTCGAACTGCGGTTCTTTCAGATGTTAATTATTTAAACGAAACCATTGTTGAAGATTTAATGCTTGAGTTCGCCAATATTGAAGGCGCATCAATGGTTTTGAACAATGACCAAGCGGGTTCAACAACTACAGTAAACGGCGGCACAAGCGGTTTGCGTGGTTTAAATATGTACACTAGCGCGGCATCATCTGCTTTTGGTACAAGTGGAACAGCAATTACAAATGGTATTCATTCAATTGCTACATACACGCAAGCGGCGGCGGCAGTTACTTATTCAGATATTACTGATATGGCTCGTTTATTCCCTGCTCAATATTGGAATTTACCCAATACAGCATGGATGATGCACCCACAAACAATTCACGAATTACGCAACTTAGGCAGTGGAACAACAATCAAACAATTTGCTGAAACTGGTGATGATGATGGCGGTGCTGTTGTCAATATCTTTGGTTTCCCTGTAATTGCCAATCCAAATATGCAAACAACAGGCGCGGGAAAATTTAACATTTACTTGGCTAATTGGCCTAGATTTGTAACTGTTGCTGATGTTGAGGAAATGACTATACAGGCAATGGAACAAACACAAGCAGGCTTCATAACCCTGTTTGCAGAAAAACGTCTTGTAAGCACCGTGCGCGACCCGTTTGCGGGTATTCGTTTGGTCGGCGTATAACAAGGGGCTTAAATGTCTGTAGATAGCCAACTACTAGGTGCGCCCTACGGGGCGGCTACACGCAATCCGTTTAACTATGTAAAGTTTGAACAGATTGGGCGCGATGTTGTTACGCCTTGGTTAACTTTAAGTGAAATCACCAATCAAATTAACTTATTTGAAGATGAATCACAAGATGGCTATTTGCAAGCATTAGAACTAGCCGTTCGCCAAGCAATTGAAGATTACTTAGGCTTGTCTATTTTTTCAGTTACATACCGTGTTTGGTACGGTGCTGAAAACTTAGCCAGTTCGCCTGTGTGTTTAGATTTGCCAGAAGTATCTCAAAACCAATACCCTAATCAAGCGGGCGTAACGGTTAACCGAGTTGCATATTGGAACAACAGCACACCGCCTGTTTTGACTGTGATTGCCACAAATCAATATTATTACGACCCAAGTGGTAACAAAGTTATCATTCAATCATTGCCTACAAGCATCAATAGCGAGATGACAGCACCGATTATTTGCGAGTACACGACCGCACCTAATCCGTTGCAAACATACCCCGTCATTAAACAAGCGGGCTTGTTGTTGTTCACGCACTTGTATAACAACCGTAGCAACACAACTGATAACCAACTAAAAGAAATACCTTTTGGTGTGGCTACCTTGTTACGCCCATACAAACCTTTGGTGATGTAAATGGCAATTGCACGGTTTGAACAAATTACGGTAAACAATCTAGCGTTTGCTAAAAGTGATTTTGGCGAACAAAGTACCGCGCAAACTACTTGGTTTCGCACCCGTGCGCGTGTTCAATCCGTTGCCAACAGTTTAAAGATTTCGGAAAAGTATCGCCTTTATCAAGATGTAGTTAATTTTATTTTGAACTACACGCCAAACACAAGAACAATGGTTCGCAATCAAAATCTTTATTCAATCAATTACAACGGTTACGATTGGCGCATTGATAACATCCGCGAATCTGACGATAAGATGACCGTGGTTATCTTGGCGTACAGAAATGACCCAGTAACGGCGGTGTAAATGGCAACCCAACAAAATCCAGTTCAATACGGCAAAGCGATTCAGTTTCAACTGCAAAGCATTGTTACGCCCGTACCCGTGTACGCCGCGTTTAACCGTAATTTTGCAACTGAACCTAAGTTTATTGTTTGGATGCTAAGAAATGTCCATCAGGATGTTTATACAGGGCCAGTTCAATCGGTTAAAGGCATTGACCGCCCAACATTTCAGATAAGTATTTTTACGCAAGTTATAGAAGAAGGTTTCACTATTTCCAATCAGATACTACAATCGCTACACGGATATAGTGGTTTGTTTGGCGGTGCAACTAATGGTTTTCAGATTGCTAAAGCAGATGTTTTTTGGCTTTACAACACCTATGACAATGATGAAAAGTTAGCCCAAATTTTTCTTGATTGCACCCTAGATATTCCAACATAAGACAACCCAACAACTTTTGAAGGAACTTTTAAAATGGCACTACCAAACAAAATAATGGCGGGTTTTAGCGCGGCGTTGTATGCCCAATCAGGCGCGACACCAACCGCACTAACACTTACCCAACTTTCAACCCTTGGAAATGTTGCACCTATTGCAGTTATAGGTAATCTAATTCCAGTAGAAGCAGTACCCGCTTTTGGGCAAGATGATGCCGTTGCTAGTTTTGGTGTAGCGGGTTCGCGTCAATCTGACAAAATCCCAACGCAATCCGCACCAACATCACTTAGCGTTACCGCCGCTTGGAATCCTAGCGACACAATGCTTTTGCTGATGCGCGGCGATGCCTATAGCGGCGTTATTGACCGTACTTTTGTAGTTAGTGCTACCGAAGGGTCAAACATTGTTTATTACGCCTTTAACGCCCGCGTAAGCCAGTTTACGATTGATGCAAGCCCTAGTGCTGAAGCCAAATGCAATTTCACCATTCACCCCCGTGGAAATCTCTACGGTTGGTCTAACAACGCCTAAAGGAATATCATGGCTATACCAAATAAAGTTTTAGCGGGTTTTAGCGCATCGTTGTATATGCAAAGCGCGGCAACGCCTACGCCACTTACAACGGCAAACCTTTCCGTATGGACAGGGCAAGTTACAACCATCGTAGGCACGGCGGCTAATGGTACTGGCGGCGCGGGTGTTTTGTTGCCCGTGGAAGCCGTACCCGCTTTTGGTCAGGATGATGCGGTTGCATCTTTTGGCGTTGCGGGTTCACGCCAAAGCGATAAGATTCCTACGCAATCTGCGCCTACATCGTTAAGCATTACCGCGGCTTGGAATCCAAGCGACACCGCGTTATTGCAAATCCGCGCTGATGCCTATAGCGGTACTGTTGACCGTACTTTTGTGGTTGCCGCGGTTGACGGTGCTAATACGGTTGCGTATGCGTTCAACGGTCGCGTTTCACAATTCACAATTGATTCAAGCCCAAGCGCAGAAGCAAAATGCAATTTTACAATTCATCCGAGGGGCAACCAATACGGTTGGTCTAATAACACATGATGACCGTAGAAGAAGCCTTAGAAGTTCTAAGCACTACCTACCAATCACTTGATGCGGTTGCACAAGGGATGGTAGTAGATGCTGAAGAACTAGAAGATGCCATTGCCGCCGCTGATGCGGATTCTGTAGAAGCGGTATGTTTAAAAGTTCTAAGTAAATACAATACATAATATGCAAACGACAATAAAAGACAGTAACGATTTGTTGAACTTTCTAGTAGCCCAATCCGATTCGCGTAAGGATTGGTTTGGGTTTACCGCACAAAAATTAACTGCAATTTCTTTGGCGCATGACATTGCCGCAAACCATGCGGATAAGTTTACGCCCGATGAAATCGTTGATTATGTGCATACGCTAAACAACGCGTTGTACCAAAAGATTATTAAGCCAATGGGTTAATTATGTCGGGCGTTACCTACAAAATCGAAGGCTTGAAAAGTGTACTAGCCGCGTTTGAGGAACTAGCATCTGAGATTGGCGACAAGAAAGCACGAAGTTCTATTTTAGTACCCGCCGCACGGGAAGCAATGAAACCCGTGTTAACAATGGCGCAAATGAACGCGCCTAAAGATACTGGCGATTTATCTAGGACAATGCAAATAGAAGCCCGCCGCCCAACCAAGCGCGATATTCGTTCTAAATACATCACCGAAAACGATACAGTAATTGCTTTGGTAACAACTAAAGCGTTTAAGAAAAAACTTAAAAAAGAGTTTTACGAAAAAAATGCGGCGTTGTACAAATCAGATAAAGCGCAATACGACCGAGATTTAAAAGAAGCAAAGCGGCAAGAAGGCGTTTTATCGGATGCCCGTGCCATAGCACAAGAATTCGGCACGGCTAGAAATGGCGCACAACCGTTTTTACGCCCTGCTTTGGAATCCCAAGCCAATGAAACCGCCAAGCGGCTAGGGGAAATTTTAGCAAGGCGAATCAGTAAATACAGGATAAAAAATAAATGACAAAACTAAGTTCGGCATTTGGTGAAAAGTACCAAGCAAAACGAAAAGACCTTTTAACCCGTTCGTTTGTATTGAATGGGCATACCTTTAAGGTTCGCATCCCTTTGGTTATTGAATCAGATGCAATCTATAAAAAGGTTTCAAATCCCGATGAAGAAACGGTAGAAAAAATCTATCAAGAAATCACCGTTCCTTTGCGGCAGTTTGAAGGCAATCAAAACGAAGATTTTGAATTTACTGATACAGATATTTTGGTTGAAAAGCGTTCAATGCGCGAAGCCGCTAGAAACAAAGCGATTACCGAAGCCCGCATTACCGAATTCTTTAAATTACTAGTTCCTGAAATGGAAGGCGTAACCCTTGAAGATTTGACCTATGCCGACATTGAAGAAGAATTCCCTATTGCCGTGCAAATGCTAATCGTAGAAAAGATTGGCGAAGTAATTAGCCCAACCTACAGGGAAGCGCGGGGAAACTAATAGGCTCGTTGAAAAGCCAATGCCTAGCCGCAATGATTTTCAACGGGCATACCTTAGAAACAATTGAAGAATTAGACGATGTAACCTTGGCAAACATTCAAACAATGTATGCCGATGGAATGGTTGGAAATTATGGCGTTCTTACGCAAATAGCAACCCTGACAAACGGGGTGTTTAATTACATGAGAACAGCAAATTCGCCCCCATATAAACTAGCCAACATTTTGGGTAGTGCGTATGATTACATCTACCCGCCTTTATCTGCTGATAAGCAAAAGGCGGCAGTAAATGATAGCCTTTTAGCATTTATGCAACAGGCGCAAGGATTTGATAAAACATTGTTTGGGGTAAAAGATGGCTAATATGATTGCCCGCCTTGGTGTAGCCCTAGGCATAGATACCGCGGAATTCAATAGAGGTATTGATGCCGCGGGTAAAAAGTTAGAAAAATTTAGCGAAGCCGCCGAAAAATTTGGGAAGATGGGTGCGGTTGCATTGCTTGCCGCTAGTGCCGCCGCACTTAAATACGCCGATGAATTAGCCGATGTAGCCGAAGCCAACGAAGTAGCCATAGGCACGGTTTTACAGTTATCCAACGCCCTTGCAAATTCAGGTGGTCAAGCCGACAACGCGGGCAAGATGCTATCCGCGTTTGCCAAGTTTATTGATGAAGCCGCGGGCGGTTCTGATAAGGCGCAAAAAACTGCGGCGGCTTTGGGCGTTACCTTAAAAGATTTAGGCAAACTTTCCCAAGAAGAATTGCTAAATAAGTTGGTTGCCAACTTAGCCCAAATTGAAGACCCGATTACGCGCAACGCCAAGGCAATGGAAATATTTTCCAAAGCCGCTAAAGGCGTTGATATGGTTGGATTTGCCGACCAAATGGCAAGGGCAAACCCGCTTATTCAAGAACAAGAAAAAGCAATTCAAGCCGCCGCTGAAACTTATGATTTGTTAGCACAAACATCGCGTAATGTAATGCTTACATTGGCTACACAACTTGGGCCAGTTTTAAAAGCAAGCATTGATTACATGAAAGATTTGGCGGGTGAAACAAATATTTTAGGCCCAATATTTAAAACGGTTTTTCAAACAATAGCAATATCTATTGCGGATGTTTCGTTTGTTTTGGGCGGTTTGCTTAGACAAATGCAATTAACGGCAACAATCTTTAAAAGTTTTATTCCATCTTATAATGATAAAGATTTTGAAAATGTATTTGGCAAAAAAGAAATAGCCGATATTATTGCGCGGCAAGACCTTGATAGGTTTGTAAATAAAGTAATGGGTGTTAGCGAATATGGTAATTCCATTGATGCCTTAAGCAAAAAAGGCGGCGCAACAACACAGGCGGGAAGTGGCGGGCGTAAAGTTTCCGAATCTAAAGAAGCGGAACAAGCCCGAAAAAGGCAAATGCAACTGTACGCACAAGGTGCGGCTAATGCACAAAAATCCGCGGAAGAAGATGCAAAAGCACGGGCTGAATTTTTTGCAATGTACGACAAAGGAAATGCCGCGGTTGCTGAACGCCAAAGATTGATGGGCATTGCCCTTAACAATGAAAAAGAAATGATGCTACTTGAAATGAAATCATCAAGTATGCGTCAAGAAGATTTTGCATTAGAACGCGAAAAATTGCAGATTCGGCAACAGTTAGCCGCAAATTTAGAAGAACTTGATAATCGTAGAGATTTAACGGCAACTGCCCGCGCAGAAGCGGAAGCCCGCGAAGTAGCATTATCAGAAAAAGCATTGTCAATAGCGCATCAGCGTTATCAATTAACTTTGCAATCGCGCCAAGGTTCATACGAAGAAGGCTTTGCAAAAAGCGCAATGCGTTTTATTCGTGATATGCCAACAGAATTAGAACAAGGTGCAAAAGCATTTGATTCATTGATGGGCAACATGGAATCGGCTATTGACCGTTTTGTTAAAACAGGCAAGATTGGTTTTAAAGATTTGGCGCGTAGCATCATTCAAGATATGTTGGCAATGCAAATAAAAGCCGCGGCATCGGGCTTTTTAAGTTCTTTGTTTGGGTCTATGTTTGGCATGAAATCAAACCCTTATCAACCCGCCGCGGTAATGGGTTTTGCAGGGTATGCTGATGGTGGTAGCCCTGCCGTAGGACAACCCGCAATTGTTGGTGAACGCGGGCCTGAAATCTTTGTACCCCGTACCGCGGGAACAATTATTCCAAACCATGCGTTAGGCGGCATGGGCGGCACTACGATGGTTACAAACAATTACATTAACGCTATTGATACCAAATCGTTTGAGGATAGATTGCTTGGTAGTCCTAACGCTATCTGGGCGGCAAATCAATATGCAGGTAAATCTTTGGCTGTGAATCGAGGTCGAGCATGAGTTTCCAAACAATCTTTGAAATCCAACAATCAATGACGGTAAATAACCGCCGCATGGTTGGACAACAAGTAGCCCGTTCAGGTTACATTACCGTGGCGCAATACCTAACCGCCGTGCCTTGGGTGTTTACGATACAACCCCATGCGTACCTGTACTATCCACAGGTTAGGTCTGTTATCCAAGCGATTGACAATAAAGACCGCCAGTTGCCAGAGAACATTTTTTTCCAGAGTTCTAACTTATCGTGGTTTATGGCTTACCAAGGCGATATACCCTCTGCCAGTTTTGCTAGTGTGGTTTTGGCTAGTACCCCATCGGCTAACACTCAAACGCTGTCTGTAACCGTTCCTACGGGGTCTGGTTTTGCTTTTAAAGCGGGTGACTTTATTATGGTTGGCGGCTACACCTACAAAGTAACTGCTGATGTAGCGCGGGCAAGTACGCCTGTATCGGTAGGAATTCACCGCCCGTTGATTGGCTTGCCTACAAGCGGTACGCAAGTTTTTATTGGCAATGATTGCGTGATTCAAGTTGTTGCAGAAGCGTGTCCTACATATACTTTAAACCCAATGACAAGCGGTGCGTTTGTTCAATGGGATGCGCCATTTGTGTTTAGGGAATACATCACATGACAACTATTAACGCCGTAACAGGCTCACAGATTAACCATGCGGAATTTGTAAAACTAACTGTTGGGACTGCGGCAACTGTTTATACATTTTGCAATGCCGCCGCACCTATTACGGTTGGTGGAATTACATTTACAAACCTTGGCGCATTGCTTAACGTCAGCGATGTTCAGCGCGATATTAAGGCGACTTCTGACGATATGACGATTGCTTTAACGGGCATCGCATCAGCAAATATATCTTTAATTCTATCTAGCGATATTAAAGGTTCTTTGGTAGAAGTGTGGCGCGGGTTCTTTGATTCCAACAATCAGATTATTACAACGCCTACAACGCAGTTTTTTAAACGCTATCAAGGCATTATCAATAGCGTAGCGATTACTGAGGATTTTAATTCTGAAGCGCGAACACGGATTGCAACTTGTTCTATTTCATGTTCGTCAATGCGTCGTATCTTGGAAAACAGATTGTCAGGCGTTAAGACAAACAAAAGTAATTGGCAATTTATCTACGGTGTAAATGAAACATCAATGAACCGCGTTGCTGAAATATCCAATACATTTTTTGACTTTGGCGCACCGCCTAAGACACAAACACAGGCAAGCGAAACTACATTAACTCAAACAGATGCCGGTTACGAACCGAACCCATAAATGATAAGACAAGCGACAAGATACGATATACCCAGACTGTTAGAAATTGTGGAGGCTTACGCTTATGAAAACCCTATTAAAAAACTTGGTCAATCGCATAACCACTTTCCCCGTTATGTTGAAGAACTACTGTTTAGCATCATGCAAGGTCGTGGGTTCATTTTTGTGGACACGCATTTTAGAGGTGCAATCGTGGCTTACAAAACTTCTAACATTTGGTCACCCAAAGTGAAAGAGTTAAACGAACTTCTGTGGTGGGTTGAACCTGAACACAGAAATGGAACGGTTGGCGGTAGGCTTTGGAAAGCGTTTGATGAACAGGCAAAAGCGATGCTGAAAGCGGGCGATGTGGATATTGTTTGCACATCAATTTCGGCTAACGGGCCATTGATTGATTACACGCGCAGGGGTTATAAACCACTTGGCGCAACTTTCTTTAGGGAATAAAAATGGTAGCGACACTTATTGCGGCGGGCGCAAATTATTTAGTTACGGCTTTTGGCGTAAGTTTTACGGCGGCAACATTCGCTGTTAGTTTTGCATTGTCGCAAGTTGTTTCCCGCATCTTTGCTGAGAATCCTGAAACGCAACAAGACATGGGTGTTCGTCAGCAAGTACCGCCAAGTCAAGTTAACGCTATTCCTATTGTCTATGGCGATGCCTATATGGGCGGCACGTTTGTAGATGCGGTTCTGACGACAGACCAAAAAACAATGTATTACGTATTGGCTATCTCAAGCATTAGTCAAGCCAATGCAACGCTAGGAACGGCGGCGGGTGTGTTTAACTTTGACACAACCAAGATGTACTACGGCGACCGCTTAATTACTTTTGATGGCTCAGACCTAACCAAAGTTGTTAGCCTTACCGATGAAGCGGGTAATGTTGACACAAAGATTAGTGGCAATCTGTACATTAACCTTTACAAATCTAGTAACGCAGGTGTAATTACCTCTGCAAATGGTGCGTCTGCGCCTAGTTCCGTAATGGGCGGCTCAGACATTGCCGTTGGTCAAAGATGGCCCGCCACAAACAGACAAATGAACAACTTGGGGTTTGCGATTGTCAAACTTGTTTACAACCGCGATGCAGACACAACACAACTAAACCCAATTACTTTTAAGGTAAGCCATTATCCTAACGGTGCAAGCGTAGCAAAACCCGCAGATGTATGGCTTGATTACATTACAAACGAATCCTATGGAGGCGCAGTTGACCCTGCTTTTGTAGATACAACTTGCGTGGCTACGTTAAACGCATATTCAGACGCAACAATTACTTATACGCCATCTGGCGGTGGTTCACCCGTCACACAGGCGCGTTATCGCATTAACGGAGTGCTAGACGCAGGGCAAACTGTTCTGTCTAACCTAGACCGTATTATGTCATCGTGCGATTCGTGGATGATGTATAACGCGGCACTTGGTCAATGGTCAGTAGTCATTAACAAAGCGGAAACTGCCGCCTACGCCTTTACGGATAACAACATCATTGGCGACATTCGCGTTGGTGCAATGGACATTACAAGTTCAATCAATCAAGTTGAAGCGCGATTCCCGTTTAAAGATAACCGAGACCAAGCGGCGTTTGTTAATTTAGAAACCCCTGTTGGTTTGTTGTACCCTAACGAACCTATTAACAAGTATTCAATTACTTATGATTTAGTAAACGATTCTGTGCAAGCGCAGTACCTTGCTAACCGATTGTTAGAACAAGCGCGAGAGGATTTAATTGTTTCGTTCAGCACAACCTATTACGGTATTCAAGTTGATGCGGGCAATGTTGTTAGCGTTACTAATTCTGACTACGGTTGGAACGCAAAACTTTTCCGCGTAATGAAAGTAAATGAGGCTTCTTTGCCTGATGGGTCACTTGGTGCAAAACTAGAATTAAACGAATACAGCGCGGCGGTTTACGATGACCAAGATGTTACGCAATACGCGCCTGTTGCAAATTCTAACCTAGCATCACCCGCATACTTTTCTGCGTTATCTGCACCAACAGTTACAGCAACATACCCGTCTGCAAGCATCCCATCGTTTGATGTAACGGTGACAGTACCGACAACAGGTCGAGTGACGTTTGGCACTTTGTATTACACAACTACTCCTGCCACTCCGACAAGTTATTTAGTGTTAGATGTTGCAAATTCTGCAAACAATATTCCTGTTGTTAACGGAACAACATACACTTTTGCAAACATTACATTACCTGCGGCAACATATTACTTTGCTTTTACCGTAGGCAATGAAACTGCTACATCTGCAAAAAGCGCAAACAGTTCTGCGTTTGTTTGGAATCCTGTAGGTATGGTTGGCCCAACTGGTGATTCAGGATTAAGCGCAATCACCGCGTACAGGTCGCAAAGCCAAACGTCTGCCGCGCCCGCTACGCCCTCAAATACCATAGGTGCTACTGCCCCTGCGGGATGGTCTTTGACTGCGCCTAGCGTTGTTGTAGGCAATGTTCTTTGGTACTCTTTTGGACAATACAACTCTAGCGGCTCAACAATTAGCGGAATCCCTGCGGGACAAACGCAATGGGGCGCACCTACTGCGGTTAGTGTTTTCCAAGACATTCGTTCTGATAACTGGAATGGTGGAACACCGCCAACATCAGGGCCGTACTCGCCTTTAGGAACAGCAGGTTATTACATACAGCAAGCAACAGGCAATATGTATTTAAACAGCATCTATGGACAAGGTGTTATTCGATTTGATGGAAACAATACGGTCAGCGGAGGAAATGCGGCGGCTGTTTTTAATCAAAGTTTGGCTTCCAAATACGCTGTTTTTGGAACAACAAATGTTACTGGTGCAACAATTTACGCATCAAATACTAGCACAGGAACACAGTCATACGCTGTTCAAGGGCAAAACACAAGTACCACTAGCGCGGCTGTCTATGGTTATAACTATGCGGCAAGCGGTGGTATAGGTGTTTATGGTGAGGCCGTTAGTGCTTCATCTACGGGTGTTTATGGCGCGGGTTCTTCTATCGGTGTTCGTGGCGATGCAACGACAGGCGTTGGGGTTCGCGGATTTTCTTTAATTGGCGGTATTGGCGTTGAATGTGTTGGTAGTTTTAAATGGGGAAGTTATACATACGCCGCGCCATCAGGCTCAACAAGTACGTTTTTGAGAAATGATGGTTCTTGGGCTACACCTAGTGGCGGTTCAGGGACTGTTACATCTGTAAGTGGTACAGGTTCAGTATCAGGCATAAGTTTAAGTGGAACAGTTACTACATCAGGTAATTTGTCTCTTGGCGGTTCACTATCTTTGACCACATCAAATCTAACTGCAACCGCACCTAGTGCGGGAGTTTATTTATCAGGAACAGGTTGGAATACATTAGACCCTGTAATGACTTCGGCAAGTACAAATAGCGGCACAGCAACTGTTTCAGGAAATGTTCTTGCTATTCTTGGTTCTGCTACAACTGGTATTGCAGGGGCTTATGTTGGCACTTCAGGCTCAGGTAACACGGTCACATTAACTGTTCAAACAAGTAGCCCGTCTGACCCTAGACTAAAAAAAGACATACAAGATAGTGACCTTGGGTTAGATTTTGTTAAAGGCTTAATTCCTAAAAAGTATCGTTTGATACACGACCCTAAAGAACAATTTGGTTATGGATTTTTGACTACGGATGTAGAAAAACTTATACCCAAGGGCAGTTCGCTTGTATATCACGAACCTAATTTGATGGCGGGTGATGAAAAAGGTTTTGATGTTGTTCATTACCCGTCATACATTGCAGTTTTAACTAAAGCGATTCAGGAATTGACTGCTAAAGTTGAGGCATTAGAGGCTAAAATTAAATAATTGATTTGTTAAAAAAACCTTGATAAAATAAACGAACAAGATAAGACACCATTAGCCCGCAAGAGTTGCGGTAGTTCTAACTGAGTACAGGGAACGCTATGGCGATTTTCAACAAAAATACACTCGCACAGGTAAGTGGGTTTGACAACCCTATTCTTGCGGGCGAACTGGTTTATAACCAAAACACCTATTGGAATCTGTCGTTCACAAATTCCAATACAAGCCTACCTATCAATTTGACAGGTGCAACAATTAACGCACAGATTGTTCGTAGGCAAGTAACAAACATCATTGACACTCGCAATGGTCTAACTTTTGACATTGCAGACTACAGCCCGACACCGACCGCTATTCCGCTGACCGTATCTAACATTGTGGCGGCTTCAGGCACTTGCACATTGGTAATTGACTCGACCACTTGGGGACTGCTAACGACAGATGCCCAACTGGATATTAACGCGGCAAGTTGCGTTGGTTATTCAGGTCGAGTTAAGGTTTCATTTCCTGCAAGTGGCTCAACGCCCGCTGATGACCAAATCATATTCTTGTTGTTCTTGATACGTTCTGACGGAATCGTGGTTATATGACGCAGGGCATTATTGTTTCCCCCGCTAATAGGGGCGTACAGGTCGTTGTAACAGACGAGAACAACGTACAACTTTTGGTTGATAGCAACCGAGGTGTTAGCCTTGAAATCGTGCCACAGCCCCGCATTGAGGTTTTGGTCGATAAGGGTGTAGAGGGCGCACAAGGGCCAGTAGGCCCACAAGGGCCACAAGGCCCGCAGGGAACGGCGGCTACTGTAGCGGCAGGAACTACGACTACGGGGTTAGCGGGTACTAACGCCATCGTTACAAACTCAGGCACATCAAGCGCGGCAGTCTTTGATTTCACCATTCCAAGGGGTGACACAGGGGCTACGGGCGCAACAGGCGCGGGGGTCGCTGTAGGCGGCACTACGGGTCAAGTATTAGTTAAAGCAAGCGGCGTTAACTACGACACCACTTGGGCAACCATCACAGGCACTTTGGTCTATCAAGGGTCGTGGAACGCGGCAACGAATACGCCTACGCTTACATCTAGCGTGGGAACAAACGGTTATTACTACGTTGTTGGCACAAGCGGCTCTACTAACCTGAACGGCATTACCGATTGGGTAGTAGGCGATTGGGCAATCTTTAACGGCACTATTTGGCAAAAGATTGACAACACCGACCTAGTGTCATCTGTTAACGGTCAAACGGGCGTGGTGGTACTTACAGCATCTAGCGTGGGTGCATTGGCTATTGCTAATAACCTGTCTGATTTAACTAGCAACGCTACGGCTAGAACTAACTTAGGTTTGGGTTCTATTGCTACGCAGAACGCGAACGCAGTAGCCATCACAGGCGGCACGATAGACAACACAGTCATTGGCGGCACAACCCCTGCGGCTGGTACGTTTACTACGCTTACTGCTACTGGACAGACATCTTTAGGTGGTGCAACAGGGTCTGAATCAGTAAGAATTTTAAGTCCTGTCGCTACTGGCTCTTTTGTTCAGATTCAATCTTCAACCGATTCATTTGTTGAGTTTAGAGCGGCTGGAACTACCTCAAGTAATAACAGTCTTGGTTTTATTTCTCGTGGAACTGGAGCAATTGGTTTTTTTACAAACAATTCAACTTCAACACAACAATTTAGAGTTGCTCCTACCGCATCAGCAGTCAATTACGTTCAGGTGACTGGTGCGGCTACTGGTGGCAACCCAAATATTTCTGCTCAAGGTTCTGATTCATCAATTTCAGTTAACTTGACATCAAAAGGTGCTGGTGACGTAAGGCTTATTACTGGCGGTTCTACAGGATGGGTTCGTTTATTCCCTAACGGAACTGAAGTTGTTAGGGCTACAGGTGTTGCAAGCGGTGTTAACTACATCAACTTTACTGGCTCTGTTGCTGGCACATCGCCTTCAATGGCTTCCGCTGGCTCAGACACCAACATAGACCTAAACCTGACCCCAAAAGGAACAGGCGTAACTAAAACAAATGGCGGCGTTGCTGTTCAAAGTGGTTCTGGTACTTTCCCTTCAACAGGATACGGCCTTGAATTGTATAACTTAGATACAGGTTCAAATTTTATTCAATCGTACAACAGAACTGCGGGTTCATATTTAAATACTGTTTACAACGCATCTGCTCATTTATTTAGAACAAGTGGTGCTGAACAACTACGAGTAAGCAACACATCCTCTGCGGTTAATTACGTTCAGGTGACTGGTGCGGCTACTGGCGGACACCCAACAATTAGTTCACAGGGTTCAGATTCAAATGCTCGTTTGATTCTTAATGCAAAAGGCACATCAAGCGGTATTGATTTACTGATGAACAATGCAAGGCAAATGTTCATTGGAGCAAATGGTTTAGCAGTTAACTATTTACAAACAGGTGGTACGGTTTCTGGCATTGGTTTGGCTCTACAAGCCCAAGGCTCAGACACCAACATTGCCCAAGTATTCCAATCCAAAGGAACAGGAGCAATAGACCTAGCCGCTGGTAGTTCAGGGGTGAATATCTCTAATGGTGGTACTGTTACTGCTATTACTAGGACTGCTTCTGGTTCGGGATACACATCAGTACCATCTGCTGTAATTTCTGCGCCCACAACAGCGGGTGGAACACAGGCAACATTGTCTCCGGGAATGACTGGTTCTACAGCGACTGTTGTTGCAGGTGGCACTGGATACACAGTTGGCGACACATTAACAATTGTTGGCGCAACTGGAACAGCGTCACAACTTACTGTTGCAACTTTGTCTGGTTCTGCTGTTGCTACTGTTACTTTTGCAGTATCAGGAAACATGACTGCACTTCCAACAAACCCAGTATCTGTTACTGGTGGAACTGGAAGTGGCGCAACATTTACCATGACTTATGCGCTTGCCGCTACACAGTCAAGTTTTACAGCAGGTAGTGGCTATGTAGAACAACCAACAGTAAGTTTCTCTGGTGGCGGTGGTAGTGGTGCGGCTGCTTATGCGACTGTGGGGTCTGGGACTGTTGTTAAAGGTCTTGGAACAAACTTTGATGTATTTACTGCTAACGCAAACCGAGCATTTCGATTTTACGATAGTAATTCCACGGGTGTTAACTACTGGTCAGCGTCAAACGGAACAACGCCCGTTTTGTATGCAACAGGTAGTTCCAATACTTCTGCCGCAATTATTACAAACGGAACTGGCTCTGTAAGTTTTCAATCCGCAGGTGGAACAACAACACAGATGCAAGTATCCCACACAGCATCTGCTGTTAACTATGTACAAGTAACGGGGGCGGCTACTGGTGGTGCGCCCAACATTTCAGTTCAAGGTAGCGATACTAATGCCGCATTGATTCTGCGTTCTAAGGGTACTTTCGCTTGTGAGTTTCAAAGTTCTGCTGGAACTGTTTTGCTTCAGGCTTTGCCCGTTGCGTCATCTGTCAACTACCTAAGAGTTTCACCAGCGGTAACAGGCGGCGACCCCGTACTGTCAGCCCAAGGTTCTGACACCAATATTGACCTAGTCCTACAACCAAAAGGTACTGGTGCGCTACAGGCTCAACAAACAGATTCCACAGCAACAGGTGGTAATGCTAGGGGTGCTAGAGCAGTAGATTGGCAGACAAGTAGAAGTTCTGCTTCACAGGTTGCAAGTGGTTCTTTTTCTGTTGTTGGTGGTGGTAGCGGAAATTCTGCAACTACAACTTATTCTGCGGCTTTATCAGGTTTAGCAAATACATCAAGTGGTGTTGCTAATGTTACGGCTGGTGGTCTTGTAAATGTTGGCTCTGGAATTTTTTCTGCTATTGTTGGTGGCGGATATAACACAAGTGGCGGGTGGTACAACTTTATTGGTGGTGGTTTTACTAATTCAGGAACTGCAAATGCCGCAGTCACCACTCAGTCAGGAACAATGAACGGCACAACTGCCGTAACACTTTCTGGTAGCAATGCAAGCATTAAAGTTGGTCAAATCATCTCAGGCACTAGCATTGGTGACGACACCTATGTAGCGGCTATCAGTGGCACATCACTTACGCTGTCTAAGGTAGCAAGCGGTTCATCAACATCAACCCTATCCTTTTTTACACCACACGGAGTAGTAGTAGGCGGTGGTAACAATCAGGCAACTGGAAGTTACAGTTTCATCGGTGGTGGTGGTGATGCTGGTACTGCGTCTAATCGTAATGTTGCCTCTGGAGATTGGAGTTCGGTTGTAGGTGGTCTTGCTACTAGAGCAACGGGTAAATGGTCAACTGCTGGCGGTGGTGTTGGAAACTTAGCATCAGGTGAAGGTTCTGTAGTTGCTGGTGGTGGTTCTTATGGCGGGGGTGGTGCGGGTAATACAGCGTCATCAGTTTCAACTTTTGTTGGTGCTGGATATTTTAATACTGCTGCTGGATATTGTTCATCGGTTGTTGGTGGTGTTGGTAATGTTACAAGTAACAATTTTTCTTTTGTAGGCGGTGGCACAGGAAACTCTGCAAATACCGCAAATACCGCTATTTTAGGTGGTGTTAACGGCACTACTAGAAGTATTGATGGTATGCAAGCGATGCCTGCTTGTAATGCCCCAATAGCGGCAACACAAGGTTGTTCGCAAGCCGCATTACTTGTTCTTGGTGTTCAAACCACAGACGCAACCGCTACAGTCTTACGCTCAAACACATCAGCCGCATCAGGCACAAACCAGATTATCCTACCCAACAACGCGGCTTACTATTTCAAAGGCTCTGTCATTGCTAACGTAACAGGTGGTGGTAATACAAAGGCTTGGGCAATTGAAGGTGCTATCAAACGTGGTGCAAATGCCGCTTCTACCGCTTTGGTTGGAACGCCTACAGTTACATCAGCCTATGCAGACGCAGGTGCTTCTACATGGGCTATAACCGCAACTGCCGATACTACCAATGGTGGATTAGCAATTACATTTACTGGTCAAGCGTCAACCACCATAAGGTGCGTAGCAAAATTGGAAACAACAGAAGTAACTTTTTAAGGACTGATATGGCTCTCAAGATAACCGCAGTAAATTCGACAAACGGACAGCCTGAAACTCAGGCTTACGCTAGGATTACCAACTTCTTTGGTACAAAAGACCAAATCCAAGTTCAAGTGGAAATCCATGCAACAGAAGAAGCCCGTAAAGCGGGATGGCCTTCTATCCAACAACAGGCCCATTACGTGAATATGGAAGACCTAGAGGGTGATTTAATCCCCGCTATGTATGGTGTTCTGAAGACTTTTACTCAATATCAAGGTGCAACAGACGTATGACACTAGAACTAAGCAACGATGAAGTCCAATACTTAATGAACTTGTTGGGTGAACAACCTACAAAAACAGGCGCATGGATAGTATTGCAAAACATCACTCAACAAGTGCAAAAGCAACAAGGGGAAGAAAATGTCTGAAGGTTACAACTGGACAATTAACAGTCTGCAAGTGATGAATACGCCTGAACCGCAAACTGTAGTTATGAGCAATTTCACGATTGCCAAAGACGGTCAACAGGTCAACTACTCGGTCAACTTGCTACCTGCAAATCCCGATGACTTTACCCCGTTTGACCAAATCACACAGGAACAAGCCCTTGCGTGGACACAAGCCGCACTTGGCCCTGAACGTGTTACCAATATGGAAACAGAAGTTGATTTCCTGATTGCACAAGCCGCTGTTCCTACGCCACAACCTGCGCCGTTGCCTTGGGGTTAAAGTGTTTGTACATTTATCAATGCTAACCAATGGTTAATATATGAACGAAGTAGAAGCAAGGCTAAACAGTCACGAACAAGTTTGTACCTTGCGCTACGAAATGCTTTGTGCGCGTATTAAACGCTTGGAAGGTATTTTGATAAAGGCTTGCGGTGCAATGCTAATGGGGATGATTGGCGTAATTTATACGTCATTGATTCACATGAGATGAAAGATTGGACAGAAGCATTTATTGCCGCCGTGTGTGTGGCGATATTTGTTGTTTGGTGTACCGCAATCATTGCTATGTATTGGGGATAGAAAATTGACCCGCTTACCGCTTTCGCTATGGCTAGTGCCGCTTTTAAAGGGGTTAAGGCTTTGGTGTCAGCGGGGCGGGAAATTGAAGATGTTGTCGGGCAACTAGGCAAGTGGTACACAGCGGCGGCTAACTTTTATGTTGGCGTAAATAAAAAGAAAAAGCCAAAGTTATTCGGCAAATCTACTGAAGGAATGTCTGTTGAAGAAGAAGCAATGCACATTGCAGTTGCGCGTGAAACGATGCGTAAACAAGATATGCAATTGCAAAGCCTTATAAAAATGCGCTATGGGATGGACGTTTTTAAACAGATGATGGATTTGCGAATTAAACTGCAAAAGGAACGACTGCAAGAAGAAGAAGATTTACGCAAAGCAAGGGCTAAGTTTCACAATGAACTATGGTTTGCGGCAAGCGGCATTATTGCTTTAATAATTTTCTTTTCAATCTTGTGGAACATGGCAACGTACACGGGGAAAAAATGAGCAAATCAAACGACACATTGGGCAAAGTTTTATCTTATGTAGATAGCCCGTTCAAGTTGTTTGCCTTGTTATTAATGGCGGTGTTTGCTTTTTCTGGGTACTTTGTTTGGCAGAATCAATCATTCTTGTTTGAAGCGTACAAAGAAAATAAGAAACTACCAACAATTGCAGAAGATAGGGCGGAAGATGTAGCGGCGCATTTGTTTAAAAATACCAATGCGGCAATGGTTGCCATTTTTAAAGTTAACCCTCTGTTTGGCACTCGCGTTTTGTATCGTGCCTATACCCGCGAAGGCAGGGATAGAACGCACGAAGGCTTAGACGTTGGTCTGTTTACGCAAAGTTCAGCAAATAACCGTGACGTAGTGGCTTTAATGGCTAATGATATTCCCTGTAGCGAATACGTTGTACCGCAAAGCGAAATAGGACTTTGGTATATTGACAAGGGCGTTACCTTTGGATGCCGTATTAGCGTACCGCCAGAACAAGGGCGGTTTGTAGGTCAGATTACCGTAGGTTGGGAAAAAGAACCTAGAGACTTAACCAAAGCGGTTGGGATGCTACAGATTGCAAGTAATATGCTTAGTAAAAGTAAACAGTAAAGGAACAAAATGCTTTCATTATTTTCTACCCTTGGTGGCTTGCTAATTTCAGGCTTACCTAAACTATTAGATTATTTCCAAAACAAATCTGACCAATCGCACGAACTTGCTTTGGCACGGGTGCAAACAGAACGCGAACTACAATTAGCCGCCGCGGGGTTTGCCGCACAAGCAAAGGTAGAAGAAATCCGCACCGAACAAGTGATGATGCAAAGCGAAGCGCAAATGACTGAAGCGGCGTTAAAGCATGATGAAAAAGTTTTAGAACGCGCTGATACTTGGGTTGCTAATTATGTTGGAACAGTACGCCCAACCGTTACCTATATTTTTGTGTTTGAACTAGTTGCTATCAACGCTTGGATTGCCTACTACATCTATTCGCGCCCTAGTTTAGTAACTAGCATGAATGATTTAATTCGCGTATCAGATATTATTTTTTCTAGCGATGAAATGGCTATGCTTGGCGGCATCATTGGGTTTTGGTTTGGTTCACGCGGTTGGAATAAAAAATGAAAATCAGCAAAGAAGGTGAACATTTAATGCACTTCTTTGAGGGCTACAGAACACGACCGTATCGATGTAGTGCCGCGATTTGGACTGTAGGTTGGGGTCACGCAATGTATAGCGACCAATTAGCCTTGCCAAACATTCGTAAAGAAGGTTACACGGGTTTAATTCGTGGTGACTATCAACTAAAAGAAGGTGATAACCGTGCGTGGGAAAAATCAGAATTGGTCGATTTGTTCAAAATGGACATTGATAGTTTTGAACGCGGTGTTCTTAGACTTTCTCCCAATCTTGTTGGTCATCAAGGTAAATTTGACGCTGTGGTTTCATTTGCCTACAACGCAGGGCTTGGGAATTATCAGCGTTCTACCATTCGCATGAAAGTAAACCGCGGCGAATGGGATGATGCCGCCCATGCTTTTTTATTGTGGACAAAAGCGGGCGGCAAAGAAGTGGCGGGGCTTGTCAGACGAAGAAAAGCCGAACGCGCTTTGTTTCTAAATTAAGGGTATAGCCGCTTGCCATTCGCGTTCGTTACGCCCCGTGTTTGATTTAACGGTATTGCCAGTTAGCATTACAAGCCCCAATACGCGCATTTCATTCATGCGCCTTGCTACTTGGTTGCCATCAAGATTGGTACGCGCCGCAATACCATCTTTGCCCAACGCACCATGCTTAATTAAACAATCTAAGATTTCTTGATGATGTTGCGAAACCGTATCTTTAATTGATTCTGCCGCTTCAAAAGAAGTTACGGGGTCATGCGCCCGAACGCGTGGGAATTCGGGAAATATCCTGTCAAAAAACTTTTTGTAGTCCATTATCTTGTCCTGTTTGCAAATGTCCACCAAAGATTGATAAGTTGGCAAAGCATGGGTAAGCCCTCACCTAAATATCGCAATTTGCCTTTGTTTGTAATCTTGTATATTTTGTTGATTTGCGTTTCGTTATCTGTGTTGCCGTAGATAAGTAAAACCGTTACTTTTGGAACACGCGCCCATGCTTTTAATGCAATCTTTTGACCAAGACTAATTGTTTCATGTTCGCGTTTCCATTCACCCAAAAGAAAATGCCCATTTCTTTCATATTGCATATCAAGGTCTGAAGGCACAACATTGGGTGCGCCTTTAATAATTCCCTTGAAATCTTTAAAATCAATATGCTTTGCGTTTGGGTTTCGCATTAATGGGGTACTTTGCCCCATGCTTTAAAAAGGCGCATCTTCATCTACGGGCAAACCGTGATATTGCGTTTTAACATTGTCACGTGGCTTTGGGTCATTGAGGTATGCCCAACCATCCCAACCGCCTTTGACAAGCGGCATAACATCTAACTTCAGCATATCGCCGTTTTTAGTGTCAATGATAGAGCCAATTGTTTGGTATCGATTTTTCTGTTGACCGTCTTTGTTTACGTACGTGCCTTGAATGACACTAATTTCTTTAAGTATTTTTGACATTGTTTAATCTTTCATTCAGTTTACTAATTTTGGCATCAAGTTCGGCTAAGAACTTAATCACTTCTTCTTTAAGCATTGCCACATATTCCGCATCAAATTCAACGCGCTTAACAAACATTTGTAACCCGCTTGGTAGGCGTGGGTCAAACGATACGAAATCTGCCCATATGCGACCCGTGCATGACATTTGCCATTGCATTTGGGTTATGTACTTTGTAGGTACTTGTTCGCTAATCAATGTATCAATGTGCGTTGCCGTGTTAGGGCATTTAATTTCCAATAAGCCAAATAGCCCTATCAAGCCATCAGGCGATGCCCCTGCGCGTTCAATTGTTGGATGGGCGATATACCCTACTTCATCAACCAAAACATCGGCTAGGGACTCATAAGCGGCGCGGGCAAGCGGTTCGGTTTCCGTACCCCATTGCATAGCCGCATTTGTGTACGATTCTGCAACCGTATTTGTCATCCGTTCGCAAATCAATTGCGCCATGTAGTTATCGCGTGATGCCGAATAGCCGCTTTTGGTTTTGGCAATTACATCAGCAACGCGGGATGCCGTGACATTACCCAACCGTGCCGCCCACCATTCGGGCGAATATTGTTCCATTGTTTCAATCATAGTTTTGCCTTTACTTTATCTTTGGCGGCGATAACTTTCTTTTGCCAATCAGGATTGCCATTACAAGCGGTATAGGCGGCTTTGTAGGCGTTCTTTAAACTATCTTGGTCGGTTGATGCCTCAATATCGGCTAAGTGGTCTATAAGGATTGTTTCATCAACTGTAGTTTTACGCACCGCGGCATTTCCATCGTCATCTTCAGGGGCTTGCCCCGTAGCCGCCATCAATGAAGCCCTGCGGATATAAGTTAAGCACGACATAAAACCCTGCGGGTCATGCTTAGGTGCGGGAAAGAATAATTTGCCGCAATCTAACCGTTCGCCCGATTCATGCAAAAAACTTGTTTCACAAATGATGCCATCAATATGTTCAGAAGTGGTTTGAAACAAGAAAATGCCGTTGTTGTTTAGCGCGTCTATAACCGCTTCAACGCAAGAAGCAAGGTCAGCGTAGCGGGATTTAAAATGCGGGTTTGTAGCGGTCTTTAAAGCAGGGCCAAACGCCTTTTGTGCCTTTACCAATGCGGTTGCTAAGTTTTTCATTGTTCAATCTTTTCTATAGGTTTTGCTACTAGCCAGTTATTACCCAAGCGGCGAACGCTACGCACCCATTGCCGTTGGTAGGAACGGATAACTTCAGGCGGTGCATCGTAGGTTGCAAACATAGCCCGAACGCGTTTAAGAAATCGTGTGTTCATTGTTAGCCTCTCCAAGCCAGTAGTACACCAATGCCGCCAAAGATGATGATGGCTAATACACATTCAATTAAAGTTGTAATGATTTTGTGTTTCATGTTTTGTTTTTCGTTGGGGGACTAAGCCCCCGTTTGTTTTAGTTAAGAATTAAGCGACCAGTAAAACCGTAGGACTTTAAGCAATCAATTGCGTTTTGGATTGCTTCTTTACGCGTAATGCCAAAAAACACGGGCGGCACATTTGTATTTGGCAAAGCGCAATCAAATTCAACAACCCAAGCGGGCGGCACAGTAGCGCGGATGCGGGGGTTGTATTGTTCTTGTTTAAAGTAACAATCTGCTTTGAATAAATTTGTCATTTTGGTTTCTTTCTAAAAGACCCTAGAAGTTAGGGCATGGATGAATTATAAGCCAACTAATACACAGGTCAACAATTATTTACTAAGTATTTTCCCTAGTGTTGTTTTTTCTCAGTTTTAAAGTTTCTTTAAGACAAATTGCGGCTTGTTCTTGCGTAAACAATCCGCGTTTTTCAAGTTGGTTAATCCCTGCTTTGATATGCGACAACGCATAATTTTTTGGGTTGCCTATAACGCGGCAAATGTTATCCCACAATTGTTCAACTGTCATATTGTTCCAAAAGTAGTTATCAGGAACTACGCGGGCATGGGTTGTTTTGTCGTACATTGCAACCCCCTAATTAAGCCAACAAAGCCGCCAAATGTTCAGGCGTACCCTCACGGTACACGCCGCCAACAAACGCGTAGTAGCGAACGCCTTTGGCATTGATAAGAACACCAACCGCGGGGTGCAAATCTGTACGGGGGGTGAACTTGGCAACCTTGGCGGCATGGGCGGCATTGGCTTTGGCAAAGCGCATTTCACTTGCATCGCGTTCGTTGCGTTTTGTTTCTACTGCTTGTTTAAATGTTAAGTTTGTCATTTGCTTTGCTTTCTAAAAGACCGCAAGATGTTTGCGGCATGGGTAAATTATAAGCCAACTAATACGGGTGTCAACAACTTTTTAAAATTATTTTGTAGGTAGTTTCCCTAACGGGGGGACTAGCCCCCATTTGTTTAAACTAAATCCAATTCTTGAATGTCTTGACCTGATGCCAACTTACCATTGGCTTGAATACTATATTCAATTTGCTCAAGTGTTGGTTTGTAACAATCTCCGTAATCTGTCCAATGACCACATTGGCGTTCACCCTCAAACCAAATGACGTAAATGTTAAAACCAATTATTTTTGCTATTGTGTAAACTTGAGCATCTAGGTGTTCACCGCGGACAATCAATTGACCAATATAAATTTGGTTAAGTGTTAGGCGTTTTGCCATTTTGCTTTCTCCTAAAAGACCCCATGCGAATTGCTAGGGCATGATGTAATTATAAGCCAACTAATATATTTGTCAATAACTATTTTGTAGGTAGTTTCCCTAAATTGTTGTTATAAGACAACTAATATATTAGGGTTTGTCCCTATGTACTTATCGTATAAGTTGGCTTATAATAAGGTATGACAAAAAAAGAATTGTTAACCAAGGTACGCAACCAAACCGAATTAGCGGAATTGCTAGGCATCAGGCAATCCGCTATTAGCCAATGGAAAGAAATACCCAAGGCTAGGCTTTGGCAATTAAAGTTACTCAAACCTAAGTGGTTCAAATGACAAAAATAGAAAAATACCTACATCACAAATCTTTGATGATGGAACACTTAGCATTTGCGTATGCCAATCAATCGATGCAAGATTCTTTGTACCAACTGATTTGCTACCATTTGCACAAAGATTACACGCAAGGTTATTATTATTTTATGACTTATCAGGAACGCAAAGATTTGCAAACGATGATGGTTCTTTGATACAATAATTTAAAAGACGCTTGGCGGCGTTTCACAGTAGGGTTACACATGAAGTCTGCTGGTACTGTGCCAGTCCGCCAACATCCGCAAGGGTGAGACTTCAGGTGTAGCCCTTTTTTTTAGGCTAAAAATGAAAGAAAATCTTTCACATGAATTACTTACAGAAAATGTTTTTTATGATTCTGTAACTGGAACTTTTGTTTGGAACAAAAAAGGCAAAAACAGAATTGTTGGCAAAAGTATAGGAAGAAAACATTGCAAAGGTTATTTGCAAGTTTGGTTTAACGGATACTTTTACATGGCTCATAGACTTGCTTGGTTTTATGTTTATAAAAAATGGCCTACTCAATATCTTGACCATATAAATGAAAACAAACTTGATAACAGAATTGAAAATTTAAGAGATGTTTCTCATTCTGTAAATTTGGCAAATCAAAAAAATCCACAAAAAAACAATACTTCCGGTTTCAGAGGAGTTTCATACAAAAAAAGAATTTCTAAATTTCATGCTCAAATTTTTGTTAACAAAAAATACAATTCTTTGGGATATTTTGATAGTGCAGAAGAAGCGCATAAGGCTTACTTAAAATTTAAAGAGCAAATCTGATGCACTACTACCAATTTCATATTGGCGACTACATAAGCCATACAAGGCATCTTTCTTTGATGGAAGATTTAGCCTATAGGCGGTTACTTGATTTCTATTTTTTGCATGAACAAGCAATTAAACATCGGGATGCCGCCCGACAAATTGGGATGCGCGAACATGAAGAAGATGTAATGACCGTGCTAAACGAATTCTTTATTTCTACGGAAGATGGGTTTGTTAACCCCCGTGCGGATAAAGAAATTAAACAGTACAAAGAATTTTCAGAAGCGGGTAAACGTGGGGCGGCTAAGAGGTGGGGAACACCCCCTAATGGGGAGGCTAGTAGCCCCCCTAATGCTACCCCAATAGCAACCAATAACCATAAACCAATAACCAATAACCATAAGAAAGAACAACGCGGCTCACGCCTCGCCAATGATTTGTTTTTTCCAAAAGATTGGTGCGATTTTTTAGTTGAACAACGCCCCGAACTAAACGCACAAAAAACCTTTGACCAATTTAAAGATTATTGGATTTCACAGGCAGGGCAAAAGGGCGTTAAGTTGGATTGGTTTGCAACATGGCGCAATTGGGTAAGAAGCACAAACGCACCCAAACAAAACCATGTTGATATAGCCCGCGTAACCGTGCCAATGGACAATCGGCCCGACCCCGCGTTAGAAAAAATTAAAGAAGATTCTTTACGCGCCGTACCGCCATCATTGGAAGTATTAGCAAAGATGGCAGCATTGCGTAAAGTAAATATATGAACAAGGAGAATTTAAATGAGTTGGCTCTTTTCGCGGGTGCTGGTGGAGGAATTCTTGGGGGAAAACTTCTTGGATGGCGAACAGTTTGCGCCGTTGAATGGGAACAGTATCCCGCAAGCGTATTGTGCGCCCGACAAAATGACGGACTTCTCCCGCCTTTCCCAGTTTGGGATGACGTACAAACCTTTGACGGAAAACCGTGGCGAGGAATTGTTGATGTTGTATCGGGGGGCTTTCCATGCCAAGATTTGTCAGCAGGAGGAGGAAGGGCGGGACTTGATGGCGAACGAAGTGGATTATGGAAAGAGATGGTCAGGATTGTTGGCGAGGTTAGACCAAGATTTGTGTTTGTGGAAAATTCCCCAATGCTCGTTAATAACGGACTCGACCGAGTGCTTACAGACCTTTCCAAATTGGGGTTCGATGCAAAATGGGGCATTGTGGGAGGCGATGCCGTTGGTGCGCCCCATAGAAGGGAAAGATTTTGGTTGGTTGCCAACGCCCATAGCCACAGATTACATGAACGGGCAAGTAAACGGGATAACTTACACAGGCAAAAGATTTGTGAGAACAAGCAAAAAAACTGGAACGGAGTTTGGCGCGAAACTGACAAGTGCTTATCGTTTGATGACTGGAAAGCGTTTGCCCGCAAGTTTTACGGAATGGATGATGGGATGGCCTCAAGAATGGACAGAGTTAAAGCCTGTGGAAACGGGCAAATTCCACAAGTGGCAGCAACTGCATGGAGAATGTTAAGTGACACATGAAATGGCGATGCGAATATTGGACAGGGTGCGCGATGGGGTTAGTTACCCACAATGGGTAATCCGTAAAGCCTTGGAACTAACTGGCGACATTGATGGACATGGAACACTTTAAGGATTGCGAAGCGCGGGAATGGGTTGCCCGTTTTCGTAAAAAACAAATGGAAGAAGGTAGAGGGGAAGCGGTCGAATGGTGGGCAAAGATTATTAAAGACATTGCAACCAAACGCGGGCAAGCCGCCGCTGATGAATTAAAGCAAAGAATGAATACAGTAAAGGATAAAAATGCGATACGCCGCAAGGGTTGATGCAAACCAAACACAAATCGTTAGTGCCTTACGCGCCGCGGGTGCATCAGTATGGATTATTGGCTTACCTGTTGACTTGTTGGTTGGCTATCACGGTCACACATTCTTAGTTGAAATTAAAAGCACCAATAAAGCCCGTTTGACGGGGTTACAAGCCGACTTCTTTGAAACTTGGCACGGTGGGACACTTTGCCGCATCGATAGCCCTGAAGCCGCACTACGAATGATTGGAGTTATCTAATGTCAATACCTTACAAAGCGATTGATTACATCATCCAAAACGCACCAAAATTTGCCGCGGCAAAAGGTCAACGGGTGTACTTGGAAAACTTTTTACGCACAAAAAAGGCGTTGCTGATGAAAGATGCTATGCAAGCGGGTTTTGAAAGTGCCGCCGCACAAGAACGCGAAGCCTACGCGCATCCTGAATATCAAGAATTGTTAAAAGGTTTAGCCGCGGCTACGGAAACGGAAGAAACCCTAAAGTTTATGCTTATTGCGGCACAATTAAAATCGGAAATATGGCGCACCGAATCGGCTAATGAACGAAGTGGCATAAAAGCAACTGAGTAAACAATTTGTTGAAACACGGGTATTAGTAATCTTATAATTTAACTATGCCGTTACATCACGGTCTTTTAGAAAGCAAACAATGTGGCCCTTTCCCCCGTTTCCAAACCCAAAAGATAAGGGGCGTAAAGCCCCCAAGTTCAACCCTGATAACTTTGAGGATTCGCCCGTATGACGCCTTTAATACGTGAAGCAATTAAAATGGCTTTTGATGGCGGCATAGACCCTACAGAAATCCAATGGTTTGACTTGTCGGGTTATGTTGACGATAGAAGCCAAGCGGTAACAGAACCTTTAATGAAATATCGCCCGCCTTTTGAAAAAAACATTGTTGTTTGGCGCGGCAAAACAAAAAGCCATGCGTCATTTGACACAATCTTTATGGTAGTTGGTACTGACCCTAATGAAGGTATTGTCATATCAACTTGGAAGGGCGTAACAGGGCGTATGCCGACTAAATTTCCATCAATGGTTTATTTAATTGAAGGCAATATGTTGCGATATGGCCCTATAGATGATGGCGCGGAAATATCTAAAGAAATGGCAGAAACAATGCTTGCGTTTTGTGGTAATTGGCTTGAATCTTTAACGCAATCAGTTCAAGCGCATAAACCAATTGTCAAAGTTAGTTTTACCAATCAGCGCAAAATTAAAGATGGCAAGATGCCCACTTACGATTGGACTACGGTAATTGTTGAGGCCGCAAAGCCTAAAAATGAGTATCAAGGCGGTACACACGCAAGCCCTAGATTGCATGACCGCAGGGGGCATTTAAGGCGGCTTAAAACGGGTCAAACTTGTTGGGTTAAAGCCCACAAAGTTGGCGATATAACAAAAGGTATTGTTTTTCACGATTATGTAATTCAAAAAGGTCAAATATGAGAGATTACGAATTTACTTTTAACGCTACAACAGGCGGCGGCGGCGAAACCGTTACTTGCAAAATGACTTATGAACGCGATGAATACGGCACATTTGCCGAAAACATTGAATCCGTAATATTTGAGGGTGTAGAAGTCATTGCTTTGCTATCTGAAGAACAATTTGCTGAATTGGAAACAGATGGCGTGATGAAGTTGGCTACGCATTTAAAAGAAGAAAAAGACAGGGCGCAAGAACCATGAGCAACAAGTTAGTTTTTACGGCGTTGTTTGTAATGCTGATTGGTTTTTGGTCATGGATTTATTGGTACACATGGGGGTTATTTTGAATAAAGATGAAGCATTACGCCTTGCATTGGAAGCGTTGAAAAACGCATATTGGCCTATTGATTCAAATTTATTGCCAGCGCACAACATCAAAGAATGTGCAGAAGCCATCACTGCAATTAAAGCCGCATTAGAAGCGAAGGATGAGCCTGAACAAATGGCGAAACTTGGATGGCAAGTAATTGATTGTCCTATTTGCGGTGGAGGAGCAAGAGCGTTTCCTAAGCAAGAAGCGAAGGATGAGCCTTGGGAAAAGTTCTGCGATTCAAATTGCGTATGGACTGACCACCATCCTGATTGCAAGTTAGCACAGCGCACATGGGTAGGGCTGACTCTTACAGAAATAGAGCTTTTATTTATTGAACACACAACCCCAAAATCAACAGCAATAGATTTTGCCAGAGCTATTGAATCCAAATTTAAGGAAAAGAACGGATGATGCCGCAAATAGACATTGGCGCACGGTTTGCCAATCACAAGTTCAAACTTTGCACTAAATGCCACATAAGCAAACCGCCCGAAGGCGGCATAGAAATGGGCATTAAGTGGATTTGCCAATCATGTTGGAATAAGCGCATTACAGGCAAATACCTAAGACAGAATAATAAAAATGCGTAAACATACTAAACGCAAATTTTGGGCATTGATTGACCCAATCGCGCATGGAATTATTGGCGCGGCTATTACGCCAAGGCAAACATTAGATAAATTGCGTTTAACCGAATATGCCGCTTTGGAATCAATTACCAAGGGCAATGGCACGATACAGGATTGGCGAACCCTAGTAGATGTGCTAAACCTTTCGGAAATGATGGCTAAAAACGGCATCGGCCCTGAAGTGTTGCCCGTGTGTCAAAAAGCCCAAGAAAGCCTACACAAAGCCGCCATACGCTACCAAACAACCTTAAAGATGGGGTTAGATGGCGTTGGCATACAGGCAATTCGGGAATTACTGGAATATGCTGATTTGCAACAGGGAAGCATTACCCGCGCAGAATTTGAACGCTATGTGCAAAAAACAAGAAATTACATAAAATCAAACGGTAATTTAGTAGTTGAAATTGAATGAGATTCCCAAAACACCAATACATCCGTAGCCAAACCCTGCTTCGAAACGCCCGTGAAATTCCGTGCCAATATTGCGGTGCTGACGATGGTACGGTGGTAGCGGCTCATGCAAATTGGGGTGGTGGTCGCGGTCGGGGAATTAAGGCTGATGACAACCTAATTGCAAGTTTATGCCATGCTTGTCATATGGAAATAGACCAAGGTAAAGGGCTAACCAAAGAAGAACGCCAAAAGATTTGGCTTTACGCACATAAGGAAACGGTGCGAAAATTACAGATATACGGGCTTTGGCCTGACAATGTTCCACTACCCGAAGGACTATGATGGTTAAATTCCGCGCAGAAGCCGCCCAAAGCGACCCCGTAATGCAGTTTGTACAATGCCTATTGCATAGCGTAACCAACGCCCACATCCTACATTTCCAAACGCCTAGTTTTTCCGAACACATGGCGTTAGGTGCTTTTTACAATGAAGTTGGCGAATTGGTCGATAACTTTGTAGAGGCGTTTCAAGGCAAATACGGATTACTTACCAAGTACCAAGCCGAATACGAACTACCCGCAACCGACCCCGTTGTTTACCTAACCTACCTAAAAGATGAAGTGGCAACCCTGCGCCGTGCGCCTAATTTCCCACAGGATAGCGAACTACAGAACGAAGTAGATAACATTGCTAACCTTATCAATAGCACCCTTTACAAACTACGATTCCTAAGTTGATATGCCTATACGCAAGACACAACAGGGATGGTATTGGGGCAGTAAAGGGCCATTCCCCACAAAGGCAAAGGCACTACAAGTAGCCCGTGCCGCACACGCATCAGGATTTATAGACCATGCCAACGATGCCATCAAACCCAAAGTGTTCAGAGTTGGGATGCAAAAACCCAAGAACTAGGCTTAACACCTACTGCCTTAAACACGGGGGCTTAGACAACATGGCTACCCGTGAAACAGATAGCGCATACCAAACGCCATTATGGAAAACAATTAGGGCAGTACAAATAAGTAAGCAACCACTATGTCAAGGTTGCCTAACACGCGGCATAGTGGCATCAGCAAAGCATATAGACCATCTGTTTGCATGGAAGCACATAGGTAGCCATGCGTTTAGCCGTAACATATTCCAATCGCTTTGCCACAATTGCCATAGCCAAAAATCAGGGCTAGAAAAGCAGGGAATCTACAGGCACTACGCCCAAGATGGTGCAAAAGACTACACAAAGAACGACTACGCATATATGTTGCATCAATACAACACGCGTGTAGAATAGTAATGCTTTTGCGTTCATAAACTAAAAAACTTTGGGTTTGCTTGAAAG